CCCCTTATGTCATAAATAGTAATACCGCCGCTTTAATATGTCAACAAGAAAATTTATTTTTTTAAATTGTCAATTTAGTAATGCAAATTAAACGCGTTTTCGCTATAATCATTACGAATAATAAAAAGCAAACGTTCAAATATAATTTTGAACGAACAAGTTAAAAATATGGTTTATGGAGTATGATTTTAAGATGGATTTTTTAACTAATTTAGACTTGTTACTAAAAAGTAACGATATGAAACGGGCGGACTTAGCCCGCGCTATCAACATAGCGCCAAGTACTATTAACTCTTGGTATGCTCGCGGCTCTGAAAAAGTTAACATTAAGGTTTTAAAAGATATAGCCGCGTTTTTTAATATTTCGTTAGAGGTACTTATAAACGGCGATACTCTTACGTCTTTATACTTTAGCGAATACGAATATACTAAGCAAGAGTTAGAGCTAATAGCTAACTTTAGCAAATTCTTAAAAGAAAGTAGGTTGAAATAATGATAAACGACGTAGCTATATACTTGCGTAAATCTCGTGAGGACGAAGAGCTTAAAGAGGAAACGCTAGCCCGTCACGAGAAAATGCTACTAGACTATTGCGCCCGCAATAAACTAAACATAGTACAAATATATAAAGAGGTCGTAAGCGGCGAAAGCATAGCCAACCGCCCCGAAATGCAAAGACTACTAGACGACGTAGCAACGGGCATATATAACGGCGTTGTCTGCGTCGAAATAGAGCGTTTAAGCCGTGGTAATCAGTTAGACCAATGCGAAATATTAGAAACGTTTAAAGCGTCTAATACAAAAATACATACATTAACTAAAATATACGACTTAAGCAAAGACGAAATAGACGAAGAGTTTTTCGAATTCGCGCTATTTATGTCTAGGCGTGAGTATAAAATGATTAACCGACGCTTACAACGTGGGCGCAGGCAGGCAAGGCAAGAGGGTTATTATATCGGCTCTATCCTGCCCTTTGGTTTTGATAAGATAAGGGGCGAAAAGGGCTATATACTGACGCCTAACGCTAACGCGGAAATAGTTAAATATATATTTAATCAATACTTAGACGGTGTTAACGTCGCAACAATAGCGAACTATTTAAACGATAACGGTATACGCTCACAATTCCAAAATAAAGAATGGACTACGGCAACCGTTAGAAATATCCTTAAAAACAAAATATATCTAGGAATGATTAACACGGACAACCGCAACAACTATGTTAAGGGAAAGCACGAGGCTATTATAGACGAGCTTACTTTTAACCGTGCGCAGGAACAACTAGCAAAAGCGCCGAGGGTAACTAATAAGCGTAAGTTAGCCAATCCGCTAGCGGGGCTTATGTATTGTAGCGAGTGCGGGCGTACAATGATACGTAAAATAAACGCTATGAAATTCGAGTATATAACTTGCCCTAGTTTGCGTTGCGCTAATAGGTCGCTTAAGCTAGAAACCGCCGAGGACTTAATAATAAACGAACTAAAGGCGGAACTAAAAGGCTTTAACTATTTTATTGACAACTACGCCGACGAAATAAAGACGCAGCGTTTAAAGATAGATAACGAGTTATCTTTATTAGAGGCGGAACTAAATAAAAAGGTAGATATGATAGAGCGTGCTTGTGAAATGCTCGAGAGCGGTATATATACAAAAGAATTGTTTACCCGTCGCGTTGGTGTTTTAGAGAACGATATAGAGGCAATTAAGGACAATATAAACAAACTTAAAGAAACGACTATAGAGGACGACGGACGGGCTTATAAGGCTATCCCAATACTTGAAAAGGTACTAGAAAAATACCACGGGTTAAACTCCCAAGAAAAAAACTTAATACTAAAGTCAATAATCGAAAGCATTGAATATACTAGGCTTAAAGACGACGTGGCGCTTAATATAAAGTTATTGTTATAATTTTCCTCTTGTAGCAATAATTTTTTATGTGATATAGTGTAAACATAAAGACACAACTACATAGGTGTATAAATGTTTACACTATTTTTTTCGTCGTGTTGCTGCCGTGCGACGTAAAACTATAACGGCGAGGTTTCGCTTAGCCCCTGCATAGAGTAAGCGCGGTACTATATCGTTAGCGGTTATATGGTATAGTTTCGTCAATAGTGGGATCGTAACGACACTATTATAAAAACGGGACGGGTTGGCTTGGTTATCTTTATAGGGATAGTAAGGGCGCAGGGATAACGACGCGCAAAGCTTGCTATACTATAATCGCAGGCAATACGGCAAGGCTACACTAGCGGCTATATTGTTTAGTTTTTACTCTAGGGCTTTATAGCCTTTTTTTTAAGGGTAAACTATGTTTAACTAGGGCTTGGCGGCTGCCTAGGGCTATATAGTTTAGACTTTAGTAAAAATGCACAATAAAACAGCTCGTAACTTTGTGCAATATGCCAATAGCTTTTTTCTCCGTATAGGTATATACTTATATCATCAAATAAAGAAAGGGACGCCACCAAGGGCGCAGGGTAAAAAGGATATGTACGAAGTAGTTAAGATAGTTAAGGGTTACGAAATTACTAGAATGAAAGGCACTAAGGGCGCTTATCACGTAAACGTTAGAGAGGGTAAAGGCTTTAGAGAGTTCCATACATTTAAGACTATTAAAGCCGCTACCGAGTTTATAGAAAAAACTTTATAGATTTTATAGCTGCACTAACGGCTTAACGGGTAGAAAGGTGGCAATATGAAAAATAAATATTATAAATACTATCAACCTAACAAGTTGGATCTAAAAGACGAGTACGGGGATTGCACTATAAGAGCTTTAAGCAAAGCTTTAAACGTTACTTGGTTAGAGGCTTTCGAGTTAACTTTACCGCTTTGTCGTGAGTTTCAACTTATGCCTAACTATATGTTTTTCTCAAAACACGCCAAGGAAACGGGCGCAGCTTTAGGACTTACTTATAACCCTATAAGCAATAAGAAAGGATCTAAGCGCCCTACCGTTAAAGACTTCGCTAAGTCGCACCCTACGGGTAGATACATAGTAAAAGTAGCGCACCACGTAGTAGCGGTAGTAAACGGGGTTTACTATGATACTTGGGATAGTGGCTATAAATCATTATACGGTTATTATGAGGTTAAGGGGGTGTAAATATGATTATTAAATGTTACGAGGAAATCTTTAAGGTAACGGAAACCTTACAAAACGGCAAAGAGCGGACTATAAAAAAGTCCGTCCTCTGCCCCATATTTAAAGCAGGACGCCACGTTATAGCGTTCGATAGAATAGATAGGGCTATAGTAGAGCTTGGAGACTTAGGCTACTACGATATAGAGCATATAGAAACCAAGTTTAAAAAGCTCATAGTAACGGACAACTTAGTAATAGATAAAGGGGTATAATATGGCTACTAAAGAGGCAAAGCGCAGGGCTAGCGCTAAGTATGATAAAGCCCACACTAAAGGGGTATACTTAAAACTCAACTTAGAAACGGATAAAGATATAATAGAGTACTTAAAAGACATTGATAACGTCCAAGGACTTATTAAAGAATTGATAAGGCGACATATACACGGTGACGACAAGTTTATATTTTAAAATAAAAGCCCCTAGACGGCGTTAAGGCTCGTTTAAGGGCTTTTTAATTGCCTAGTGGCAATTTATACGCATATTTAATTTAAACGTAAATACGGGCTTGCTAGCGCGTTGCTAAGCGGGTGTTACGTCGTCGTCGGGTACGTTGTAAGTTGATACGTCTAAGTCTGTATCTTTATTTACTAAGTAACCGTGTACCGTGATATTATAAACGTTAGCCGTATAAGCTGCGCTATTATTTACTTTAAGGTTTAGCCCGTTCCTGCTATATCCGCTAGTTTGTTCTAACGTTAGCTCGCTTTCCTTAAATAATCTAGTACCGCCTATAGTTCTAAATACCGTATTACTCCACGTATTAAGGGCGTTAGAGCTTATATTATTAAGCTTAACCGTTATAGTATTCTCGTTTTGCGTCTGCCCTTGGAAAGTAATTTTATACGCCCGCTCGTAGTTGTCGGGGATCTCCACGCCCGCAAATATGTTTTCGATTAGTCTATAATCATAAGCGCAAGCTACCACGCTTTCGCCTGCGGTGTCTGTCGTGTAGTAATCGTATAATACTTGACTACCTATATATACTTTATCATCAACGCGCAGCCCGTTAACCTCTAAGCTATTATCTTGGAGCGGAAAGCAATTTATACCTATACTACTAAGTAACCTATCTACAAACCATATAGGCAAGCCCCGCCCTATAACTAAGTTATAAGTCGTAGATCCTATACTATCCGCTACTATAACTTTTAAGTTCCACTCGTAATTATTATCTAAACTTAGCGCCGTCGTCTGCCCGTTTGTAAGCGTTACGGGTGCGCCGTAGCTACTATCGCTAGTCTTTTTATATTGAGCGGTAATACTAAGCGTATTATGCCCGCCTATGCTAGCGTAATTTGCGTTAACTGTTACGTTAGTAGTTGTATAGTAGTTGTCTACTCTTAAGGCGCTTATAGTCGCGGTTGGTAGGTTATAATCATATACTAATATATTTATACTCTTAGTAGCGGTAAAGCCTCGGCTATCTGTAAGCGTAACCGTAAGCGTAAAATTGCTACTTTGGTTAATAGTACCAAGGTTAAATACTTCGCTAGCGTCTGTAGATCCGCTTAAGCTCCGCGTCTGTGATACTCCGCCGCCTGCTACTGTGATACTTGAAAGTGTGGCGCTATTAAGTGCCTTTAGGTTGCTTACTGTAACTTTTAAAGTTGAGTAATTACGTATTATATATTGGTTATCTGTAGTTATAGCTGCCGTAGTGCTATTACTATCTATGTAAGTTATACCCCCTATAGTCGGGTTACTATCGTTAATAGTTAAAGTTTTGCTTACGGCGTCGCTAGTACCTATAAACAAGCTACCGCTATAAGTTTGTAAACTAAAGCTAAGCGTTACCGTTTTAGCGGTTGTAACGGTGCTATAAATGGTATTAAGCGCACTATCTAAAAGCGTAAAGCTTGCGCCGCTTTGATAGTCGTTAATAGTTTGTAACGTAGTACTACCAAGCTTAACTATAAGGTTATTAGTATAAGCTGCTACATACTCCGTATAAGTTACGCTTAACTCGTCGCTTGTATTAGATCCCCCAACCGCCGTTATATCGGAAATACGGTTTATAGTTGGTAAACTAAAGCTACCGCTACCCGTACAGTTTACGGCGTAGTAATATATACCCGCTTGTATCTGCACGCTAAAGCTTTTTTCGCCTTGGCTATTATGGTTAAAAGTATAGTTTCCGCTTGCTACTAAAGTGCCGTCATAAAGCCATATTCTATCATCTTCCGACGTACTATATACGGTTACGCCGTCTATAACTACCTTAAAGTTACCCGCCTTATAACGGGACGTTTCCGCTTGCCCGTCGCCCTCTAGTCTCCACGCTATAGTAGAGGTATTAGCGGCTATACTCTGCGTTGTTAAGCTCCAACTAAAAGTAATATAACGCCCCTCGTAGCCGTTAGAGCTTACTTTACCACTTGTACTCATACGCTAACCCCCTTACTCTTCGTAGTAGCTTACTAAGCCTATACCGTCGTTTACTACTACGTCGTTTTCTGTAATCTGCATAGGTAAAAATCTTACCTTGCTACATAGTGTTATTTCCTGCGTTACTACCGACTTACTCATATAAAAGCTATCGTCGCTAACCCAATAAATAGGGTTGCCCGCTCCGTCGTAACCTACTAAGCCTACGTCTTGGTTAAGTACTACATAACTACCGTTACTAGCGTACATAATAAGCCCGTTTTTATCTATCGTACATATAAGCGTGTTAGCCTCGTCGTATACTTCTATTTTTCCGCTTTGGTTAAGCAGGCTACCAAGTTTAAGCGTACCGCCTTTAATTAGATCCGCCGTTAAGTTAATAATATTAACCGCCTGCGCGTTAAAAGTTCCGTCTATAGTCCACGCGGTCGTAAACTGTCCGTTTATACCCGTGTTACTAAAGCCTATACCCGCGCTATTTATCATAATAACATTAGTTGCCCTACTTGCGGGTATCTTATCAACTATAAGTATTTTATCGCCCTCATAAATACAATAAGACGAGCTTAAAGCGTTCCATATTGTAGCTTGAGCGGTTGCTATAGCGTCGCTTAGTTCGCTAGTTAATGATATTACGGCGTTACTTACTTGCTCGTTAGTAGATCCGCTTATATTGTTAAGTAAGTCGCCTAAAGTATTAGTAAAGTTTCCAAACTCTAGGTTTACGTATCTTTTAGTTATTGCGTCGTACTCGTAAGCTATAACCTCGGTAAGTATTTTAACGCCTATACGCTCGTCTATTACTTCTATAGTGTCCCCTATATCGGTTACTTTTTCGGGGTTTCCTTTAAGGGTGTAATTAACTACGGGTATGCTAGAGTTTTTTAAGTAATTAACCGCCTGCGCTCTTAAGTCATTTTTAAGCGCCGCGGTATATGCTGCCTCGTCAAGCTCTCCGCTACTGTCTTTATAGTCCTCTTCGTCTATGTCTTGGTCAAAGCTTATACATTTAGTATACGGTATATCGTATTGTATATCGCTATATAAGTATAGCTCGTCTAATAGTATGCCGTCTTTACCTACGGGCATAATTTTAGTACAAACGCCGCTCCAATCATAAGACGCGGTTAGCTCTTTTAAGTTTTTCTTATATTCTATAGTTATGCCGTTATCTACGCCTATATCGGATAGTAAACTTATACTCCAATTATCGCGCACTAAATGCCCGCCCCAACGTTCTATAACTGTGCTTATACATTCCGCTAGTGACGTCCTAACGCACCTATAAGAGTTAATAATATTTATATTACTACTCATAGTAAACGGGCTAGGGTTATCCGTGGCGGCGTTAAAGTGATTTAAAGCCGCGTTACAATTCATATTAACGGCGTAACTATCCGCTATTAAGTAGTTTTGACTATCATAAAAAACGTGCCACGCTTTAGCCTCTAGTCTTTTGCTTTTCTTTGTAACCGTTCTTATTCTAAACGCTTGGTCGCCTCTTGGTGTCGGCGCTACTATGATATTATTAGCTTGTATATACTCGTTATATTCCGTACCGCAAGTAAGTTCTAAGTAATAGTCGCCGTTATCGGAGTTTTTAACCCTAGCTTTAATAGCAGCTATTACAACCTCGCCGTTAGTGTCGTATAACTTATCGGTAGCGTTAAACGCTCTTATCATACTAAGCGCCCCCTTTATTTATTCCTAAATGTTTCCTTTTCTAACGCCGTTACGCGTTGCTCTAAAACGGGTATACGTATAGCAAAGTCGTTATGCTGCCGTACTTCTCTTGTAAGCTCTTCTAGTTTTGTATCTTGTACCGCGTTATGCTTGTCTAGCTCGTGTTGGATCTTAGCGTTACCCGCTTTAGTGGTTATTACTGTGCCTATTAAACCTATAAGCGCTACGCCTAAAGTTGCTAATACTGTCGCCGTCATATTATCCCCCTTAAGCTATTCTTTTCCACATATAAACCGCTAAATAAGGCGGTGTAGTGTCTATAGTACTTTGTGTACCCGTAAAACCGTGATTATGTGCAGCGCCCCCGCCTCGGTTATCTGTATTGCCTGCTACGGGGTCGTTAACGTAATCGCTTAATACTCCCGTGCCGCTTTCATTTAGATAGCCCCTCTCTGTGCTATAACCATAAATACTAACGCCGTGGTTGTGGCTTGGTATCTCGTTAACTGTAAGAGCGTGTCCGCCTACCGTACCGCTTGGCGTGTAATTCCTGCTAAAAGCTCCGCCCGTTGCTTGGTTTTTGTAGTTTTCGCTTTCGTCGTCTGCTGCAATTAAAAACTTTTGCTTTAACTGTTCCCAAGTACCGCCAAACCTTACCGCAGGGTCTACCGTGTCCGTAGTTATATATATACTACCTACGGGGTATATAATTTGCCAAGCTGCTTTTATTGCCTCTTTAACGGCGTTAATACTTGGGGCGTTTCTTATAGGATCGTCGCCACTAACTAAACTATCTACTACGTTAGCCTCTTCGTTTAGCGGTGTCTCCGCTACTTTCTTAATATATTTCATATCTTTTTTACCTCGCTTTATCCGTTTATAGGGTCAAAAGTAGGGGCTACCCACTCGTGATAATTATCATAATCTATATTAACGTCCGTACTTTCTATTATTCCGCGTGCTACTCCCGTTACGTTATAGCTAAGTGTCGGCGTCCAACCTCTAATAGTATTATCATAAAAGCCTACTACGTTAGGCGCTCCGCCTATAGCTGCTCTTGCTCCTACATTGTTAAGTATAAATCTTTGTAAGTTTGCGGGTACGGCGTCCGCCCCTTGTATATTATAGTCGTTAAAGTACCATCTAAACGAGTTATCGCTTAGTTTCTGCCTTACTACTAAAGTTTTATCTTCGTTATAATACCAAGCGTAATTATCATTAGTATGTTGGCATAACATAATATGCCCGCTATTATTTCCCGACGGTCTACCCGTGTTTAAATCTATATACGCGCCGTCTATGGTATTTAATAAGCAAGGTATTTTATAACCATTGTTTAAATACCTAAAGCCCGCTCTATAATCTGCTAATACTTCGCCCGTGCTATAGTCTGTAATTTTTAAGTAATGTAAAACAAACTCCGCCGCGCCTATATTTAACGCTCTACCAATATCCAAAGCGGGGGCTTGCCCTACAAGTTGGCGCGTGTAAGTTCCTATGTTTTCGCCGTCTAAAATTATAGCTCTATCATTAAGTCTATTAAGTATTAAATTATGATTGCCGACAAACCCATTAGGCGGGGCGTAATATATTTGACTACCCCCCGTATTAACCGTAAATTTATTATCATTCATAAAACAAATGGGGTAATAACCGTTTGCCGTATTGCCTAGTATCATTCTTGTGTTTTGATAACTTGGTAAGTAAAAGTCTATTTCTATTTCTATGTCTTTGTTTTCCGAAAGTGGTAGCACTCTTAAAGTGTTAACATCTGTACCGTCATAGTATAAACCGTCTATACTCTCGCCACCCCCGCCGCTTACGTTTACGGTTACGTCTAAGTAGCCGTCGGCGTTATCGTCCGCGGGGTCATATATCCCGTTTTCTGTAATAGTCTTACTTACTAAAGTAGGCGTGTTTTTTATCTCTACGTCTACCTCGGAAAAGCCAAACGCGCCCGCGTCTGCTGCGCTATATGATCCATTAGTTTTTATAACTTTTCTAATTAAGTAAGGCGGTATAGTTGCGTCGTCATATCCTGCGGGTATATCTAGCTCGCCGTCCTCGTCGTCAAAGCCTATTATACCGTTAGTAGGTACTTCGTAGCTTGTGCCTTTTTCGCCTTTAGCGCCTTTAGCGCCTTTTTTAAAGAGTGTTTTAAAAAATATATTATTCATTGTTTGCCCCCTCTTCGTATAGTTCGTAACCCGCGGGTATTTCGGCGTTATCTACTACCATTATAATAGCATTTAACGGAGCGGTTACGTCTCCGTCCTCTGTGTCGCCTTTTTCGCCTCTTTCGCCTTTAAGCATTATTGTTTTTTCTATCTTATAATTAGCCATAAGTTACCCCCTTGTAACGTCATATAAAAGAGTAAAGCGCCCCCTCATAAGTGTTATTACGTCGTCGTCTAGCCTCATTTCTAAGTCGTAATAATACCTAGTTAACTCTAAGTCTTTAGTTTTATTTGGATCTATCCAAACGGTATACGTTGCCGTGTCGTTTGCCTCGTTATAATTATCTAAGCTTATGCCGCTTTCATTATCTGCACTAAATACTATATCGCCGTCGTAATGGTATTTACAAGTAAAAGTAAAGTCGGGGGTTGCCCCTTGTAACCCTACTAACTCAAACCCAAAGCTTAAAGTATCGCCTCGTACTATCTCTATGTCTTGGTTTAAAGCGTTGTAAAAATCTTGTTTATTAAGCATATTAACCCCCTTTCTATATCCACCTACTATACTTATTTATTTTTATACTTTCATAAGCTCCCGTTACTTTTAAATTAGTAACGCCTGCATTAAATATTAAGTTATTTAAGTCGCCCGTAACTTGTCTATTTAAGTAGTTGCCGTTAGGGTCGTAGGCGTTCATATCTTCAACGTTTAATATTATAGTTTCGCCTGCGCTAGACAAGTTAATTAGTAATATTTGCGTAGTGCCTATATACACGTTTATAGCTCCCGCGCCTTGTATTGTTATAGTAGGCTTGCTATATATATTACCGTTGTTTCTTATGTTTAAGTCTGCTATAGTCTCGTCGCTTGGGTTATTAAAAACTAGCTCCGTTTCGTCTATTGAGTATTTAAACGGTTGTACGTGCATATTTACGTTAGCGGTTTTAAATCTTATAAGTTTTTCAAAGTCTATTTGGTTATAAATAGCAAAGTTATAGTACTTATCCGCCTCATTAGAAAAAGTAACTTGTCCGCTTGTATCAAAAAACTTTATAACGTCGTCTACGTTATAGTCGCCCTTTAGTCCTATCTTAAAAGGTTTATCGTAGGCGGCGTAGCCTAAAGTAGTAACTACGTCGCCGTCTCTGCCGTCTATTTCTTCCGCGCTCGTCCTTATTTTCGGCTTACTTATAGGCGGTAAAGTCTGTATAAGTAAGCCCTCTATAGTCTTGGACGAAACGCCGTTTATAATTATATAAGCCATATAGCCCCCTTATGTATAAATAGCGTCGGCTACCGTTTTTTCTACGAAAGTGCCTAGCTGCTCGTCGTCTAATACTACTTTCATTTGTCCCAAAGCGTCTTTAAACGCATTTACTACGCTATCGTAGCCCGCTAGCTCGTTAGCCTGCGCTACGGCGCTTTCGTTTGCGGTTGTAATGCTTGTTAACATTATGTTAGAAAGCTCCGCCGCTAGTTCTTTTATCCAACCTTTGTTATTCTCTAACGGTATAACCGCCTCGCGTCCGTTCTCTCCTATTTCTGCAAGTGTCGGACGGTCAACTATACCACCCTTTGCAAGTCTAGGTAAGTCTAATAGGTCTATTTTGCCTATTTCTACGCCTGGTATATAGTTAATAATGTTAATAGCGCCGTTTATAAGCTTAATACCCGCGTTTATGGTCTTTTCTATAAGCCCTATAATGCCGTTTATACCACTTTTAACCGCTCCGCTTATAGCGTCGCCTATAGACGTACCTATAGTACTAAATACGTCTTTAATTTTGTCCCATATTCCTAAGAAAAAGTCTTTAACTCCGCTAAATACGTTTTTAATAGCGTCCCAAGCTGCTTTAAACTTGTCCTTAAAGAAGTTAACTACGTCCTTAAATACATTTTTTATATTAGTCCATAGCGTTTTAAATAAATTAAGCATAGGCTCTACTAAACCGCTAGTAACTGTAGTTAATACCTCGGGTAGCTTTGCCGCAAGTTCTACTATAGCCTCGCCTAGTCCGTTTACTATCTCCATAAAGAAATCAAAAGCAGCGCTTAAAAGATCTCCCGACATACTTAGCAAGTTTTCTATTACTGTATTAACTATACTTGGTATTTGTGGTACTAACTCCGCTATAAGTAACGGTATAGCGTCTATAATACCCTCAAGTAAAGCTAAAGCTCCGTCTATTAAGACGTCTATATTATCTATTAAAGCCGTAACTATAGAGTTAACTATAGTTGGTATTTGCGGTACTAAGGCATTTATAAGCAACGGTATAGCGTCAACTATTCCCATAAGCAGGGCTAAAGCGC